CGCCGCCCTGCGCGATGACGACCTTGATCCGGTCATTGCCCAAGGCAACCGCATCCTGCACCGCCGTGCCACCCGCCGCAAAAAGCGAGGCCACGCCTGCCGTGCTGTGCGTCGCCGCGCGCGGATACCGCGAGGCNNCAGATCGTCTCGCCGGTGGCCTCAGCGGTCACCGTGAAATCGACGCCATCCGCGAAATCCGTCTTGGCATAGTGGACCGAGTGGACCTTTCCGGACAGACGCGGCGAATAGGCCGTGGCGCTGCCATCGGCAGCGGTGGTGATCGGCACCCGAACTCGTTGCATCATTCGTCTTGCTCCTTCACGGGCGCAGCCTTCCTGCCGCGCCGGGGTTTCTGTTCTGTCACGGCGGCTGCCGGACGGTTTTCATCCGGCGCGAAAACGCCGGGGTGGCGGGCCAGCAAATGCATGGCCTCTGTCTCGCCGACCTCGATCACCTCACCCGGGCGCAAGACCTGCGATCGGATGCTGCTGATCGTGATCATGTCTTTCAGGATCAGGCGCATGTGTCCCTCCGAAATGGCAACGGCCCCCGTTCCCGGGGACCGTCAGGCCTCAATGCGCGCCGATCACGCCGCCAGCGCGTCCGAGAAATCGCCCTTGATAAAGGCTTCCGGACGATACACCGCCAGCGCCAGCCGTTCTTCCGCCCGCACCGTGACCAGATTCTTGCGGAAGTTGTCGCTGTCCTCGGTCGAGATTTCGACAGTGGCATCCTGCCGGTCGAAAATCTGCGCCCCAAGCTGGAAAGCCCCGACCATGAACTTGTCGACGGTCATGGCCTGCGTTTCGACAACCGGCAGACGCCACAGGCGCGGCTCACTGCCGCCCTGCGGATTGGCGAACAGATAGGCGCCATCGTCGGTCTTGGTCAGCTCGATATCGGCCCAGTCGGACGGATGCATCGTGATCCCGCTCGCCGGATATTCCGCAAGCGCGGCCTGCAGCATCGCCAGACGGATCACATCAACCTTGGTCAGGACACCTGCCGCACTCGGCACGATCGGCGCCGAATAGGCACTGGCCTGCGTGTAGATGCCGTTCAGGTCCGTCCCCGTGCCGCCCCCGGTCAACAGCTGCGCCTCTTCCGCCAGCATCAGGCCATAGCGCAGACGCCCGTCGATGTAGCTTTGCAGCATCGGCACATCGTCGAGGATCTGTTTCGTTGCCAGCACCCAATGCGCGATCGTGGTCACAGCCGAGGTCACGATGTCGAACTTGATTTCCGACTGCGGCTTCGCGGTGCCAGCGGTCTCGGTCACGGTCGCCGCGTTGTTGGTGAAACCGGTTTCCTTGACATACTGGATCGCATTCGACCCGGTGCGCCCGGGGGTCAGCAGATCGCGGATCGTCAACCGGCGCTGCGCCGGGGTGATCACCCCCGGAACACGCATCGGCACGATAAGGTCGCTCCGTCAGCATCCGTGGTCAGGCTGGAAATGATGGCTTTGACCTCCATCACAAACCGGCCCTTGCCGCCGCGCGAAACCCAATCCTTGAATTCCTGCGCTTCGGTCACGGTATAGCCCACCGATTTCGGCTTGGTACCACCCTCTGCGGCCCGCGCCATCTTCTGCTCGATTTCCGTGATCCGCGCGGCGATCTCATTGTGCTTGATCAGCGCATCATCGGCCGACTTTTTGGTGTCGGCGGTCAGATCGCCGAGCCGCTTCATTTCGAGCTCGGCCTTTTCGCCCTGCTTCTTCACTTCGTCGGCAGCCTTCTTCAGCTCGAGAGCTGCGGCTTCGAGTTCCTTTTCGGACATGTTGTTCTCCTCAGGTCCGGTGATTGCCAAAGGCGCGCGCGGCATCCCTCAGGGCCGCGATCGCCAGTTCACTCGCCTTGCCCTCGGACTCTCTCCGAATGGCCTTCGCATAGCCGACAGAGGCGATCTGTACGGCCAGCGCTTTCGGCACACCTGCCTCGCGCAGGATGTCCTCGAATTCCTTGGTCTCGGGCGGCTCGCCATCGCGCAACCGGCGGGCGAAATCATCAATCGGATGGACCGATTTGACAGACGTGATGCCTGCCCGGGTATTGGCTGGAAAGGTCGTCAGGCTGACCTCCCAAAGGTCGACCTCTTTCAGCAGGCGCACATTGCCCTCGATCGCATCGGACAGCGTGCGATAGCCGATCGACATGCCGCGGATCGCCCCGGCCTTCAGCAAGGCCAGCGCCTCACGTGCCTTGGGCACCTCCAGAACAAGCTTTCCGGTGACCTTCAGTCCCTTCTTGTCCTCGACCATTTCGGGGAACATCCCGATCGGCTGCGAGGTGTCATGCGACCACAGCATCGGGATCGTCGCGCCGCCCGCCATTCGCTTGGCAAGGGACTTGGCAAACGCCCCGGGGACGATGCGATCTCCACTCTCATCCACATTGCCGAACACCGCGCCATAGCCGGTGATCGTTCCCTCGTCTGAGACCTCTTTAAGCTCCAGACCAAAATCCAGCGTGTTCATGTTCCGGCTCCGGGATTTTGCGGCGGCAGGGGTGCTTGCCCCAGCGGCACGTTTTGCGACTGCACAGTCAGGTCGTCACCGCCGTCCAGCGGCGGCAGGTTTTCCAGACGGCGAACCTCGTTGCGAGTCATGATCCCGTTCTGAACCATGACGGTGTAGAACCCGGCACGCGCAGCGCTGTCCGTCCGCAGCAAGCCCTCCGCCTTGAACTCCGGCTTCAGGGTCAGGCGCTCCACAGGGCTCAGCAGGCTGCGGCTGATCGCTTGTTCGATCCGGGCCAGATAGGGCCGCAGGCTGAAAGTCAGAAAGGCCAGCAGTTGCTGTTCCAGACCCGTCCCCCAGTTCGAGCTGCCCGAGGTATGCCCGATCATCCACGGCGGCACCCGAAACCAACGGCAGATTTCCTCGACGTTGAACCCTCGGTTTTCGATGAACTGGGCGTCATCCATCGACATGGTCACCGTCTGCAGCTTCAGTCCTGCCTCCAGAACCATGACGCCGCCTGCCTGATCTGATCCGACAAAGGGCTCGATGATGTTCTCGCGGATTTGCGTCCGCTGTTCCTTGGACAGGGTCTGGTCAACGGTGAGAATCGCAGAAGGGCGCATGCCGTTGCGATAGAGCGACCCGGTGAACTCATCTGCGGCAAGGGCCTGCCCGATCGACTGCCGCGCAAATTCGATCACCGACAGGCCCATGTCGCCCGCACCGCCAAATCCCCGCACATGGAAGATTTCGCTTTCCCGGTAGACGCGCAGACCCTTGGGATCATTGTAGTGGTAGACCCGCTGGCCTTGCCTATCACGGCCCACCACCATCAGATCACTGCGCAACGGCGTCAGGGCCACCAAGCGATTGCCGATCATCTCCTTGCGGGCATAGGCGTTGCCCCGCAGACAAAGCCCCAGGGCGACACCTTCCCAGAATTCGACCGCCGTAAAATCATAGCTCGGGGCATCATGCAGCAACCCATAAAGCGGGTGATCGGATGCAGCGCTGCGCGTGCCGGCACGGTCCGTGCTGTACAGCATCAGAGGCATGGTCGCGATCGTCTCCGACAGCAACCGCACGCAAGACCAGACCGCCGCGACTTCCAGCGCACCCCCGGGCGTGATCGAACGACCGTTCGCCGAAACCATGCTGGGCTGCGGCTGGATGCCATCCTGCACAGAGGGCCGCCCGAACGCCGCCTGCCAGATCGCCTTGATGCGGCTCGGACGCAGGGCCTTGTTATCTGGCACGTCGCATCTCCACGATCGGGTTTGACAGGAAGTCGTCAAGATTGTTTTTCGGCGCCGCAACCGGGTTCAGATCCATAAGCATGGCACCCGTGAACAGCGCGATCAGCGGGTCGATCTTTCCGACCCCGGCCGCCTCTTTCGTGATGTAGACATTGTTGCCCCGCTGTTCGGACTTCGCATTGCCGACGCACCAGGTCATCAACGGTTGCCCGCCGTGCTTGATCTTGCCGTCCAGCAGTCGCCGTTCCAGACCCTTGACCGCGCCGTTCAGCTTGTAGCCCTGACCAACCGAGATGATCTGCTCTCCGGGCGCAAAACCTTCTGCCTCGAGCGCGTCCACCAATGCGGCAACGCCGTGCGGGTCCAGCCCGATTGCGCCCTTTTCAGGGAAGAGCCCGGCATCCCGGATGCGGACGCAGATCGCGACCGCCTCGGAAATATGCTCTTCGGCGGTCTTCGTGATCCGCAGATCACCCTCATTCCGCAGGTCTTCCAGCTTTGGCGCGATCTCCTTGCGGCGCTTCAGCACCATCTCGATGCACCAGGCCCAGTACCAGGTCAGCCAGACCCGGCTTTCACGGTGGCGGCCAATGGCTGCCAGCCCGAACAGGTCATCAGCCCCGCCGACATCCCCGCCGACCACCATCACATCGCAATCGCGCAACATCGATTCAAAGCTCAGGCCGCACTGTGTGTTCGCCATCCAGTAATCGGCGCCGACCCATCTGTTGGCATGCAGACCAAGGCCGATTTCGATGTTCAGGTGCTGCGACGCCCAACGCACCTCTTCCTCCAGCCCCTTTTGGCTGGCGGTCTGATAGTCGGTGATCAGCCGCGGCAAGGTAACCGACCGGCCAAGATTCGGCAGGACCATCGGCCACAGCTTCGGGTCGCGCCAAAGCTTTTCGTCGCCGCGCTGAATCTCCTCCGGAAACTCGTAAAGGATCGGCAGCATCCGCACCCCTGCGGTGATCAGACCATCGCGAACGCCCCGGGCATATTGCAATTCCGACTTGAACACTCCGGCAGGCGGGATCTCCGATTGCGTCGTGATGATGATCAGCAGGCTGTCTTCGTTGGTGATCATGCCCCCGCGAATCTGGCCGATCACCCGCGAGGCGTGGTTCATTTCCGCCATCAGGTGCAATTCGTCGATGATCGCAAACGCCGGGATCGATCCGGTAACTACCTTCGGGTCAAACGATTTGATCTTCAGCTTGGCGTTCATTCTGACGCCGGTATCCTCATCCTGATGCAGATCAAGGATCGTCTTCTTGTGCGCGATCACCTTGAACCGCTTGGAGAGATACGCATCAGCCTCGATCATGCCGACCGCCTGACTGAAACACTTGTCCGCCACCTCCTGCGTCGGACCAATGATCACCCCGTCGATATTTGGCCGCCGGTTCATCATCAGCGCGATCAGGCCCAGGGCGGCGGCATTCGTGGTCTTTGAATTCTTCTTCGGGATCAGGTTGAAGATTTCACCGACAAAACGATGGCCGGTTTTCGGGTCGATCGAACCGAAAGCCGCGCGGATGATGTCCCTGATCCAGTCGCCCCCGACTTCGGCCATGGTCGGCTGTCCCGGAATGTCCGGCACACGCAGCAGGTTGAACAGATCGACCGCTGCATCAGCCATGATCGGATCAAGCGGCAGATCGGCGATCGGCGTCTTTCCCGCCCGCAGCCGTGCCTCCCAATCCGGGCAGGCGAACGAAACGCCGTCCAGTGCCATCAGTGGCGGCTCCGCATCCGGCTGAAGATATCCCCGAACTGGTCAGGCACCTCCTGAGCATCGACCCGCGCTTGTTCCTTCTTGCCAAGCGGCGCCTCGGGCGGGACATCATCCCCATCCGATTCCGACTGTCCCTTGCGAGGCGCTTGCGGACCCGATTCGAGCAGCCGTTCGCGCAGCTGCCGGATCGAAGGAACGTGCCCCTCACGAACCTTGCGCATCAGCACATCCAGCATGACGCCATCGACAAAGGTCGCACCGAATTCAAGCTCGCGGGAAAAATGCTTCCGCAACGTCTTCTCATCAATGCCCATGTCCTCAGCGATCCGCTTCTGAGACCACCCAGCAGCGATCCGAACACAAACAAAGTCCTGATTTTCCTTATCTTTTTTGAAAGACTTACGCCCGCGACGATCCCGGATCGGCGACAGGGGCTGGCCGAACAGGTCAACCCCCCCGGCCTCTGCGGAATTTTCGTCTGACACAGGAAAAAAAT